TTATAAATCAAGTAAATCTTGTTCTGACCAGATTTCGATTCCTAAATCTTGAGCTTTTGTCAATTTACTTCCAGCTTCTTCACCAGCAACCACTAAATCAGTCTTCTTAGAAACAGAGCCCGAAACATTTGCTCCTAAAGCTTCCAATTTTTCTTTAGCCTCTGTTCGTTTCAAGGTCGTTAATTTACCAGTCAAAACAACCGTCTTCCCCGATAATATCCCTTCAACATTAACTGCGCCTAAATATGCAAAATTCAAACCAGCATTTTCTAGTTCATCCAGTAAAGTTTTGGCTCCAGCTGTTTCAAAATATGAAACCACAGCTGTAGCAATTACCCCACCAAGTGACGGAATTTCCGAAATTTCTTCTTCACTTGCTTGAGAGAGTGCTCTAAGATTAGCAAAACGTTCTAATAATAATTTAGCAGCTTTACCACCGACGTGGCGAATTCCTAAACCAAAAAGTAATTTTTCCGCTGAATTTTCACGACTTTGCGCAATTGCAGATACAATTTTTTGAGCCAAAGTTTCTTTGACTTTATCGAGGGTCAGTAAATCTTCAACGGTCAATTGATATAAATCAGCAACATCAGTGACTAATTTTTTATCAAAAAGTTGTGAAATTACTGATGGCCCCAAGCCAACAATATTCATCGCATCACGACTAGCAAAATGAATTAACTTCTCTCGGATTTGAGCAGGACACAAAGGATTGACACAACGTAATGCCACCTCATCCTCAAAATGGATCAAATCTGAATCACATTCCGGACATTGAGTTGGAATTTTTACACGATTATCTTCTCGCTTTGAGAAAACTAATCCTTTCTCTACACTTCGTCTACCAAATCTTGTCCAAACATATTTGTTAGCTCGATGAGTTTTACGAAGATGTCTAGCTGGTTTTCGCTTCTCCAGAAGGACCTTACCAACTTTAGGAATAATATCTCCCGCCTTGTAAATCATTACTTTATCATGATTACGGATATCTTTTTCTTGGATATAATCCACATTATGCAAAGTTGCCCTTGCAACCGTTGTTTGTGCCAAAAGAACAGGTGTCATATTTGCTGTTGGTGTGACAACGCCTGTACGGCCGACCGTCCAATCAACAGATAAAATTTCCGTTTCCGCCTGTTCAGCTGGAAATTTATATGCGATAGCCCACCGAGGGGCTTTAACCGTAAAACCTAATTCCTCTTGCTCAGCAAGATTATTGACTTTGATAACCACACCATCAATATCGTAAGGCAATTCGTCACGCAAGCGAGTTGCTTCTTCAATAAATTCCCATATTTCATCCAAATTTCGAGCAAATTTACGCTCAGGATTGACTTGAAATCCAAGTTCTTCGAAATATTCTAATACTTCTTCTTGCGTATCATTGGTTGCCGGACTTGCTTCTTGATAAAGGAAAGTTGCCAAACCACGTTTAGCTACGATTTTTGTATCTAGCTGACGTAAAGTCCCTGCTGCTGCATTTCTAGGATTGGCAAAAGGAGCTGCTCCTTCAAGTTCACGCTCAGCATTTAGTTTAGCAAAATTTTGACGCGGTAAATAAGCCTCTCCCCGTACCACAATATCAATGGCTTCTTTTAATTTTAAGGGAACGTCTTTAATTCGTTTTACATTTTCTGTGATATTTTCACCAGTTGTTCCATCACCACGGGTTGCTGCAGTCACGAGTAAGCCATTCTCATAGTAAAGAGATAGCGAAAGACCATCGATTTTTAATTCACAAATGTATTCTGGATTAACAATCTCTTTGCGGACACGTTCTTCCCAAAGGGCTAATTCTTCCCGCGAAAAAACGTCCCCTAAACTATAAAGATTATAAGGATGTCGAAATTTCACAAAGCCATCTAAAATGACGCCACCAGTCCGATGAGTGGGAGAATCTGCTCTCACTAACTGAGGATTTTCTTGCTCCAATTTCACTAATTCATGATATAGGTGGTCGTACTCACTATCCTCTACAGACGGCTCATCTAAAGTATAGTATTCATAGGCAAATTGATTAAGCTGATCCGTAAGCTCTTTAATTTTTGACTCGATATTCATAGCTCCTATTTTAACACAAAAGACGGGTTAGTATGATTACCAAAACACATCAAATCCTCTAAGTTTTCTTTAATAAATTGATTCAATAAAAAAATAAAACTCGCTCTTTTAAGCAAGTTTTTATTTTTTTAGTAAGGCGACGGTCGCCCTTTTTCATCTACAAACCGCAAGGGATAGGCATCTTTTGTCCCTATTTTGTCCCTACAAAAAAATGCCAGCAGATTGCTGACGCTCAATTTTAAGAGTTTGGTTATAGTATCGTTTGTTTTCTTTTACCTTTTTTTATCTCAACACCTTTATTGTTAATTTTTTTTAGCTCTTCGCTCACAGTTTTTATAGAATTTTTGATTTCAATCACATCTTTTGATTTATCTACTCTCAATAAAACAGGATATCCCTCTTCATTGACAGTATATTTCGAAATATACTGTCTTTTTCTATCTTCAGATTCATAGTTTATTATATAATCTCTTTTAGTTTTTATTATAGTTTCATCAATTTGACCAGATGCACCAATTACTGTATCTAATTTTTGGCCTGGAGCTAAAGGAAAATCTTTTATAGTTGCAAAAGTATTTGCTAAAAAATCTGCATCACCTTTGTTTTCAAACGGGGGATTTATCGATATACTACTAATCCAAGCCGTTGTTTTACCATAGTTTTTCAAAATCAATCTTTGATTAAAGAGCCCATAGCTAAATTCATTTTCATAGGAAATAAAAACATTTGGGCGCATTTCTTCTATTTTTTTATTGTAATCACTAATAGACTTTATTATGTAGGTTATTAATGCCCCAACTAGGGACAACGCAGATATGACAACTGAGGCTAATGAGATTAAATCGCTAGTCTCTAATTGCAAAGAAGTTATTATGTGAGTTGTTGTCAAAGATATTATTAAAGATGTTATTATATAGTTCATAATTAAATCCTTTAAATCCATTAAATTTTTTTACTTTTTCTACATATCCAGTTTATCACAGAAAACAAAAAAAGCCCTGACCGAAGTCAGGCATGATTGTTAATAATTTAGTGTTTGACCAGCATAAATCAAATTAGGGTTTGAAATACCATTCATTGAAACCAGACTTTGAACTGTCGTTCCCAAGCGACTGGCAATTGATGAAAGGTTATCGCCAGAGCGTACGGTGTAAGTTCGTGCTGTAGCCCCAGATTGACCGCCTGTGAAGCGGATAACCTGACCAGAGTAAATCATATTAGGATTGGATAAATTGTTCTGACGTGCTAATTCTTGCCAGTTGGTTCCCCAATTTGAAGCAATGCCACTCAAAGTATCGCCTGATTGAACAATGTGAGTTTGAGTATTCCCAGTTGAATTACTTACGCCTGTGTCTACCGCTTGAACATCACTTGCTGCAACCCAGCTCATGATATTATCAAGCAAGACTTTATTGCCAGATTTTTGGAGGACTTTATAGGAATTTTCCTTAACCCATTTAGGGATTGCTTGTCCTGTTGAGTAATTTGTTGCGCTAAACTTGATTGTGACAGTCATGCCCTCTTGAATTTCACTTGGTGTAACTTCGTTGGCATCCTGTCCTTCATCAGTAGCTGGTGTGTCAGTATCAGGTTTAGTAGCATTACCGTCCTCGTAACCTTTGTCAGTGATTCCTGTCAAGTCAACATTTCCATCAAGCCCGCCAGCAACGTAAGTTGATGTGAACTGGAATACTGAGATTCCGTCCATACTTGGGAAAAAGCTATAGTTTGGAACTGGGGTCACTTCATAATTTGGATATGCCGCAATCCAAAGTGAGTTAGGAAATTCCTTGATGATTTGCTTATAGTTGACATTTTCCAATGTGTACGGCTTGTAAGAATAATACATTGCAGTATATCCAGCCGCTTTTACACGTCGCATTCCGTAAAGAATAGCATCAGTATTTGCTTGCTTATCTCCACTTGCTCCACCTTCGTAGTCTAAAGCAACAATAGAATTCTTTGGTGTTTGAATTCTTGGTAAATAGCGGTCAAGTGCTGCTTTGGCTACTTCTTGGGAACCTCCGACTTGATACCAAATATAAGTATGGGCTCGTTTACCTTGAGCAATTGCTGAAGCTACTTGCGTTTCATAGGTGGCTTGGTCTACAAAGGTTCCACCGTAAGTTCCTCCGATTTGGCTAAAAGCAAATTTATCATGAGCATAGCCAAAATTACCGTAAGTTCCGTTATATTTTGACCAGTCCACTCCTTGGTCACCGACTGCCGCAAATACTGGTCCACTTGCTGCAACAACAAAGAAAGCTACCATTCCAATGGCAGCTTTTTTAATTAACTTTTTCATTTGTTGTCCTCCGTATCATTTGGCTGGTTATTATATTTAACAGCACTTACTCCAGCTAATGTTCCCAAGAATACCGTGAATGCATTCAAAGTAATGATAGCTAAATCAGTTCCACCCCAACCGTAGGCTTTGCCAATTACTCCAATAAATACACTAAGAGCTGGTAATGCTGTTAAAACCGCCCATTTAATAATGTTATAAACTTTGTCATTTGAAATCATTTTCTTTCTCCTTTTTATACTTTTCGTAAATTTCGTGAGCATAGTGATTGCCCCCTAACGCTGTATATTCATCAAAAATACCACTGACAATTTGTAAGCCGTAATCATGATGAATTGCTTCTCCAAGCTCAACACGTTTAATGACTACTAAAAGTATTCTTAATTGTTCTTCTTGCTTCTTGGTCATTTTGCGATACATCCAACCAAAAATACCAGAAATTATAAGAAGAGCGGCCCAATTATCAATAACAAGCTTGAAAAAAAGCCATCCTTCATGTACTAATGCATCCATACCCCCTACTTTCTAATAATTGATACTCCAATTTTATTTTTCCTTTCATATTAAAAACCTATCTATTGATAGGTTTGTTATTAAATTACCACAAAGCTTTCTTGACCAGAAAATACAGCCCCTGTCGTTGCTTTAAAAAGTGTAATCGCTCCAGGGCTTCCGCCCAAAAAAGCGTTAATTTGTAAAACATGCAAAGCGCTAGTAGCACTTGCTTCTGGGATAGATTTAAAGACTCTTTTCTGAGGGGCATGAGCAACTGGGAGTGCCCCGAGCGCAATATCGTAGGTACCTTCTGATGTAAAATCCCACCGGATAGTTACTGTATCTCCTCGTCTCATGTACTCCGCTCTATTAGAAGAACTAGGGATATAAGTCCAATTTACATCATTTTTTTGTTTTATTTCCCCTGTAAATGTTTTATTTCCATCAATTGATTCGTCACCAGTTTTATGAACAACATTTCCGCCACTAGTTAATTCAGAGTTGATTGCTTCCAAATTATCATTGATCGTTTCTGCTCCATTTTGCATTCCTCGAGTGATTTTAGTTAATTCCGCCATTTATTTCTCCTATTTCTATTATTTGGGTAGTGTTGTTTTAAAAGCAACACTTTCTGACTTGTCGCTTTCAATATTGCCATTTATTTGATTAATCTGGACGTTATATGTTGTATCCGCCTTTAGATTTTCCAAATTAAATGATAAGAGTTTACTTCCACCTACGGGTGTACCATCTAAATAAACTCGATACTTAATTTCATCCCAATCATAATTGCTTGAGACTGTACTAGAAAACGGGTTGGTATCAACGTACGTTCCTACATACTTCGGCCAGTCAGCAGTTGTGACTTCGCTAGATGATGGTATGTATGGAGTGGCGGTGGTGCCTTTTTCAATTTTTAAGCAGGAATAAAATGCATTTTGGAACATGTTATCCGTCACAATAAACACTTTGACATTTGCAGTATTATCATCAATGCTCACAGAACCCCAACTTAGGCCATTGGCATTATAGCCAACATTTTCCCCATAAACCGTTGCTAAGACGTTCCCGTTTTTATCAAGAGTCTCTATCTTAATAACTGCCCGCCCTCGGAGTAAATCACTTGCGTGGTCAGCGTTGTTAAACATCACAGATGCACACAAATCTCCACCAAGACTTTTGTCGTATTTAATATCAGCAACTTCCATATTCCAACTGGTGGCTTGAACTACCTTAGTACTTGTTCCTGTCAACAAATTCAGACTAGGGTAAACAGTCGTGAAACCGTCCGTACCGTCTGCGCTGTTGGCGTAGGCGGTATGTAAATAATTTTTATCTGCCATAGTATCACCCGTTTTCCCATGAAACTTTAGCATTTGAAGAAGTGACATCAGAAACAATTAGATTGGTTGGTGTCTTCACTTTCTCAACATAGCCTTTGGTGATTGTTGCGCCCTCAATAACAAAACGCATAACCTCAGTTCCGTTGATTAATAACAGTTCGTTACCATTATTTACAACTTCTCCGGCCATTGCATAAACTGACGGAAGCTCAACATTGACTTTATTTCTGATATAGCTTAATGAAGAAGCTAGGTTATAAATTCGCTCTCCACCAAATACTGGACTAGTATCAAATCCATTGGCTTCGGTTCCAATTGAATTTTTGTAATAAGTTACTTTCACATCCGGTTGATACTCTGAATCGTGCTCAATTACTACATTAAATCCGCTTGAAACTTTACGATAAATAATTTTATTGAGGTCTAAAACTTCCGCAAGTAACCGTCCTCCTGGATCAATTGATTCAAGGATTTCGCGGTTGGCTTCCACGAACTCTTCCCAACTCTTTTTTCCATCCTCAATGTACTGGTTAAAAATTCGATAAAGCTCTTTAAAAGTCCACCAGTAATTAGAGTCTTTGAATGGTTGAGAATAAATAGATTTCTCCACAATATAATGAAATGAACGTGTCGAAAATTGTTCGATCCATTGCTCGCCTTCTTGTTTTCTAAAGCTAAAATATGCTTCATTTCGTCCCACCATTTGCAAAGCATTATCACTGGCAACATATTTCAGTGTTCCATTTTTAGCATCAAAGGAGACAACACTTTCTTCTGATACCCCTTGACCTGTAATTTCTTGTGCCATTAAACAAAAGAACGGTTGTAAGCCTTCAAAATTTTTAGGCTGACCGTTCTCTACAATCTGAGCAACAATCGCTTGACTGTTCACGTCCGCATGTCTTAATTTGACAATACCGACATTATTGTTAGGCTCCGTGGTGGACAGCGTTATAAAATGTTCTGTCATTATAGACCCTTTCTAAAATTTGATATAATCCCTTGGATTCTTAAAGTGAGCGCTTGATGATGGCCAATATTGGTCCATAAATTGGAAGTGCAAATGTGGTCCAGTGACCGGACCAGTCGCTCCCATAAGTCCAATTTGTTGGCCCTTTTTAACATTTTGACCTACAGAAACATCGATTCTGCTTTGATGTGCGTACCCTGTATAAAGTCCATCCGCATGCTTGATGACCGTGTAATTTCCATACCAGTCATAATAATTACTTCCCGCTTGGACCACTTGACCATCGCCAGAAGCTAAGATTAGAGTTGTTGGATTACCATTAACCAAGTCCATAGCATTGTGAAATTCTTGCGCTCCGGTGATTGGACTCGTTCTCCAACCCATTTCACTTGTTACGGTAATAGGACTTGAAATTGGAGCAATATAACCTCCGCCACCGCTTGGGATTCCAAGATTAACAAATTTGTTATACCATTCTTGGGCCCAAGTACTACGTTCAGGGTGTCCGTTTAAGGGACGTTCAAAGTTAGCTACAAAAGCTTGCGTTGCAGTATTGATGTCAGTTAAAGCCATAAATTGTGACCATGAATAAGGATAAGCACTTGTCGCAAACCATTGACCGTTTGGTGCATGCCACATCAAGAGCTTGAATTGGGCTGTGATTGTGTCAGGATTATCAGTCACTCCTGCTCGTGTCATGAGATTAATCATATAAACACGTCCAGAGCTAGCGCCTGAACTATCCGTCCATTGCCAAACCCCATAACCGAAACCAGGACGTCCGCCACCCTCGTCAGCCGTTGGGTTAGCGTCAGATTCACCCTGCGCATTCCCAAGTAAAGCAGCTGCAGCTTGTTTAGAGAAACCAGCCCCAATTGCCATTGCCCAGATTTGCCAGTACCGTTTGTCACGGTCACTTATGACTTCTGGTGGGTATTGACCATTCCATCCATTATCACCGCCGCCAGAGCTTCCCCCATTTTTATCAATCTTAACTCCATTGACGTAAAGTTCTTTAGTATCAGTTCTACCGTTAACTTTAAGGCTATCAACTTCAAGCGCTCCGCCAGATAAGCCGTTTTTATCAATCTTAACGCCATTAATAGTAAGGCTACCCTTGATATTAATATCGCCCTGAAGTGTTCCATCTCCAAATAATTTAAACTTAGGTTTATCAAAAGTTGAATCTTCCGGAACTTGAAAAACAGGAACTGAACCACCACTATTATTAGATTGGTTAATTGAGAATATATAACCTGGGAAATTCAAAATAGCTGAACCATTTGCTTTAGAACCATTGTAAGTCCCAACAAATCCTCCGATTTCTGCGCCGTGAATATCTTTTTCCCAATTTTGATTAGAATAATCTACACTAGTTGTCTTTTTATACTGCTCAATCATGAACTTACCGTTTGACATAACAGATTGATAATATGAGCCATCACCAATAGACTTAATAACATTACCTTGAAAAAGGATACTGGATAATATACCTGTAGTAATTCTATCAGCCACAATTGCTCCATCTCGTGTCATAGCTAACCCATAGCGACCATCAATCCCAGTGCTTGAATAACCGAGTCCGTCAACATTCCATTGCCAAACTTTTTTTGCATCCGCTGCATTCGGTTTGTCCATAATTAAAATTCTTCTCGGTGCATCTTTCGGATCTAAAAGGACATAACCACCCTTATTACCTGTTATCCATTGAGTTGCATTGTTTACAGCATTAATGAGTTCATCTGATCTCGTTTCAAGTTTTTTCTTAACTGAATTAACCTGAGTTTCTATCGATGAAGTGTACATCTCTAAGTCATTCCCAAGTACTATAGATTTATATTTTGATAAGGTTGGATACCAAGTATATTCAATCATTCTCTCTTGGACTTGGATATCTAGGTTTTTAAGTGAGATATATGCAGTATCTCCTAATCTCAAACTGGCAATTTTTTGGTAAGTATTTTGATACTCCAATGTGTTTTCTAAAACTACCATATCAACTTCATGGGTCACTTTAGGTTCATGAATGCGATCGTTATCAAATAAAGTTTGTCCCCATTTTTTTAACTCATCTACTGTTTTACACTCACTATTTTCACGTTTTGCAATTTGCACATTTTCTTCGGTTATGCCAGAAACGCTCAAATATCCAAAAGTAACTGGAGTTTGCTCTACATTATAATCGGTATCATCGGGAACGCCTCCTACAAGAAAAAGACGGTTAACTACTGCTGAGTCGTCCACCGTTTCTTCGATTGAAGCCAAATTTTTACCAAAATCAATCCTAAAGCCATTATCCTCTCCAATTCTTTCTTTCAAAGTCAAGGTATAATTGTCCATATCAAGTTCAGCATCGCATACACTAGCTAAGTTTTGATTGCCATTATTACTTCCAATTATGGCATCAATTGGATTCACTTGCTTTGCTGTAAATTGATGGTAACTTGCAACATCTGACTCATAAAGAAATGGTTGATCTAAAACAAGATTGGATTTCAGAGCATTCATGATCTGTTTCCCGTTCCCATTTGCCACATTTGCTTCAGGAATAAAGTTGCGATTTGCTTCATAGCCGATATGGAGAGCAGTAATTGAAATTCCACTAAGATTTTTCTTAACAGACTTAATTCTAAAATATTGATAAGTTCCATTTTCAGTATAAGCTTTAAGATATTTTTCTTTTTTTATTTTTTTGACATTATTCCCGTTCAAAAGATAGTTCCCATAAAATGAAAAAGAATTATTTAAACTTCTTGTAATTTCAGGTAAATCTTTCCAATCAATAATTGGAGTCCCGTTTTCTTCCAGTTTTTCTGGCATTTTGTCATATAGATAAATTTTTCTTATCATAACCACGAACTCCTCATTGATACTATCGCTTCAATAAAATTATTTGAAAACGAAATTTCATTTTTCTCCGGAACAATCTCTGGCCATTCTCCTATTGAGCGAATCATTTTATTTGATTGCTGAACTTCTCCTTTTTCACAGTCAATGATTACCCAATCTTTTGATAGATTCAAGAGTTTAATCACTGTTCCATTTAGATTAACTTCTAAATCTCCTGCATTCGTTGCAATTTCAATAATTGGAAAAGAGTTCACAGATCCAGGATTGAAAAAAGTACTCGTACGTTCGTGAATAACAATCTTTTTTTCATTAACTTTTTTTTTGAAAGGCTGGCATCTAAATGTCAGTTCAAACTTATAAAAAGTCCCCCATTCATTTTCAAATTCTAATGGACTTGAAAACTTAGGAATGGCTTCAATATACTTATCACAATCATTATGTGAAATCAGTTGACCGCTACCTGACAGCCACCTCTTAACTTCTTCCAAGTTCCCATATGGGATTGAAACATCACCAATAGGTAAATCATATGTATCATAATCTCCGTACCACTCAGTAAGTGTTCCACTGCGTCCAATAACCGATATTTCTTCGATATTAGGTTGTGCTTTTATGTCGGGAATCTCAGATTCAATAATACATTCAAAATCTATCACTGCATTGACTCCTTTAAAAACAAAGTTTGGTTCGTCAGGATTTAAAAAATCTGTCAAATTGGAACACCTCCTCTTCCCATAATTGCCTGAACAGAGGCTTGTTTCATCTTACGATTTAATCGAGAGAGTTCACTTGGATTATTTGCATCAATTTGGCCAAAATGATTATGTTGTTCAATGGTCACATTATTATCAAGCTTACCGCTAATCCCTTTTCTCTTTTCATCAGCTGAAAGAGGGGTGACAGTAGTTTTACCATTACTTGTTGATAACAGTTCTGGTCCCGCTTCGCCTACAATAGCTTGCCCATTGATTAGATGACCTCCAGTTGCAAGATATGGTATTTTTCCTATATTAAATGATTTACCACCAACACCTGGTACCCATTTAGGTATTTTAATTTTATCCAAACCCCCGATAAAACCATTAATCAAACCAATCATGTTATTAATAGGAGCTTTTGCCAAAGCAGCAATTCCATCAAAGATACCACTGAATATCTCTGTTACTCCTTTCCAAGCTTTCTCCCAGTCACCTGAGAAAACCCCTGTAACAAAATCAATAAGACCATTAAATATACGTTTGCCAGCTTCTAAGAAATTATTGAAATTCTTTTCTATTCCTCCAAATATCCCACCTAAAAATCCTGAAATAAAGTTGAAATTTTGAACAAAAATATCTTTGATTCCTCCAACAAAAGCATTAACTCCATCTCTAAACCATTTTACCTTCTGATAAGCTAAAACGAATCCAGCAATGAGTAATGCAATACCTGCGATTATCAAAACAAAAGGATTAGTCAACATTGTTGCCCTTAAGATACCAAATATTGTGTTTAATGACTTTACACCTTGATAGATCTTAGTAACTGAACCCATTAAAGTACCTAAAATAACTAATGCTGGTCCAACTGCTGCTGCAACACCTGCTATTATCATAATCCAGTTTTTGGTACCTTGGCTTAGTGAATCCCACCAAGTTTTAAATGATTTAAGTGCGGAAATAGCTGCTTGGAAAAACGGTAAAAGACTAACTTGTACACTTTCACCAACATCCGCAAGAGCTAACTTGGCATTGTTCATCGCTTGATTTGCTTGGTCTATTGGATCTAATGTTGCATCAAATGTTTTTCCAACTGTCCCACTACTACTATCTGCTGCTTTGGCTAAATCTCCTAAATCTAAAGCTCCTCTTCGAATAGCATCTGCCATTCGTGGGCCACCTTTTGTTCCGAAAATTTCAGCTGCGGTATTAATCGCTTCTGTCTCTGAACCAGCATTTTTTATTTTATCTTGGAGTTCTCCTAAACCTTGGCTGAGTGTCTTTCCATCTTTAGCATATGCAGCAGTTGCTTTTGATAAACTACTTAATGCTGCCCCTGAATCAACACCAGACTGTTCAAATTTCCCCATCAAGGTCACACCTTCACCAAAACTCAAGCCAAGTTGTTTGATTTGTGGTGCTCCATCTATAGCTTTTTGCATCAAATCATCTACCGATTGCCCCGTGTCTTGGGCTGTTTTTGTAGTCACATCCAAAACACTATTTAAATCAGTATATTTTAGCCCGTAGGCTTCGATTGCTTGACGGGCTGAGATTGCTGATTGTGAAACATCCGTATCATTTATTTCAGCATATTGTAGTAGATAGTTTGTCGAATCTTCGAGCTGTTTATCCATAAACCCAAATTGAGTGTTGACTTCTCCTATGGCTTCCCCGACAGTTTGGAGTGGTAAGTGAGTGTTGGAACCAACATTTTCAAAAGATTGAGATAATTGGTCAGCTTTATCGCCTGTTGCACCTGTTTTTGTGATAATTGTGTCTAATGCCTCATCAACCTCACTAAAAGCTGCTAAACCTGCGGCTCCTACAGCAGCTATTGGAGCAGTTACTCCAATAGACATCTTCTCACCAACCCCTTTTATTTTTTCACCAGATTCTTCAATTTTTTGTAATTTTTTTGCCGTATCGATTGATACATCACCTTGTTCTTTTAAAGCATCGTTTGTTTGATCAAGAGCATTTCTTAATTTGTTTTCGCCTGTCTCTGAATCTTGAAGCTGCTTGTAAAGCTTTTTTGATTGCTCAGAATATGCTCCAGTTTCTTTAACTGATTGTTCATATTCTTCTCTTAACATTTGAGAGCGCTTCTCAGCACCTTCTAATTGAATTTCAAGTTTTTTCTTTGCTGCAGTAAGTTTTTCGGTTGCAGTTGCATCACTTCCCATTGCTGAAATCTGATTTTTGTACTCAGAAGCAGCAATATTCATCACTTGATTAATTTCTTTTATGGTTTGAGCATACTGAACTTGACCATCCATTTTAAAATTTAATACAACATCTGATTCTTTTTTTGACATTTCTACTGCTCCTTTCTACCAATATGGAGATTGATCAAGTGTGATTGATTCTATTTCTTTAAACTCTGTGTTTGTTTCTAACCATTGAATATAGCTTTTAAGCCACAAGTTAGGTGTTGATTTCAAAAAGAAATTAACATCCCATCCAAGTAAAGTAACCGAAACATATAAATAAAAATCCCAAGGTGTACCTAATTCTTGGGATTGTTTTTTTGATTTCGATTGTTTTTTCTTTTCATTTTCTGAAAGTCTTGTGGCTTCTTCGATTTTTTTAAGTCTTCCACCTGAAATGTATTTTTTGAAAATACTTCCATACACGTAGTAAATACTTTAACAGTTTCATTTCTAAAACCTAACCAAGCAAACACATCTTTAGGGGAATCTTCCAAACCTCCAGCAGCAAGCATTCCATAAACTAATGATTTTACAATTTTCCAATCGCTTGATTTGATTGTACCAACAGATAACTTTCCTTTAGAACGTTGTAAGAAGTCATTTAAATCTGACTCGAATTTCTGATAATCTTCTTGATAAACGATTCCAATATATTCAAGTGCTTCATGGGACAAGACTACAGGGAAATCGTGTCCATCAATATGAACTGTCGCCCTGTTAGATAGTCGTTCAACTTGAATTCCATAATCGGCTAATCTTGCCATTATTCGCCACCTCCTGTTCCACCTGATTGAGCTGCCACAATCTCTGCCCATTGCGTTTCATCAAAAATAGGTTCTGAAATAAATTTGTCGACAGAAACCCCAAGAGCACTATCTCTATTTGAATCAAAGCTTGAATACATTACTCCATTATTCAAAAGACCTGTTGCGACAAGATTTGCTGTTACATCGTCAATTTTAGTTTCCTCTTCTGCTGTTGCGTATTCCTCATCAACAACAATTGAAAGTTGGGTTTTAGGGTACCAAACCGCTTTTTTCCCTCCGCCTTCAACATTACCAATGAACCCAAAAGCAAAATAAGGAAGTTCGCGAGCATTATTTTTCCCAAATGTTACTCCATTTTTGGCGATTAATCCTTTAATTTGGTCCATTAGTTCGATAGGAATTCCCACATGATCTAAACCTAACTCATGTTTAGTTTCTCGTGATACACGGCGGAACATCTTACTAGATGCCCACTTTTCAAGTTCTGAACCATTTCCTTTTACTTTTAATTTAGTCGCAATAGGTAAGCGAATAATTTCACCATATTGCGGTGTGGTAGAGACTGTATCTTTTTTTGTCATCATGGCGATTAGAATATCATCTAACCCTTCAAAATAAAACACATCAGTAGTTCCCATTTTAGTTACCTTCCAATTTCTTTAATAATTTTTGAGTCATAATATCCTCAATATTTGATTTTTGTTGCTGCCAAGTCCCCTCAACAAAATGTACTGCTTTAATTTTTTTAGTTCCGTTTTCAATAAATCTCCAATAAAACGAAGTTCCTTCAAAAGAAACCGTAACCTTATCGTCTGAAACTTCTATTAGAATATGATCACGCATATGCTGTTTCTTCATCAAAGATTCAGGAATCACTGGTACTAATTTTTCTACAAAATATTCAGCAGCTTCATTAAGTGATTCCAATGTTATTTCAACTGGGTCAACTTTTGCTAAACGGCTAGTATAATCTGCCATTTCTTGAAACCCGTTATTATTGTTCACTGTCTTCCACCACCCTTACTTGAGTGTAGAAATTTGTAACTGTATCATCATTTTCATCTCCTTGAACTCCAAAAAAATCTGGATGTGGAATGTTAGATAATGCTTTCTCCAAAGGAATAACATCACTCTCTGTTCCTAAAGTAAATAAGGAAACCTGATACAGTGGCATTAATTTAAATAGTTTACTAGAGGCTTTTTTCTTTCCAATAGATATATTGGAATAAACGATATAAGGATAATCAGTATTATTCGGAGCCTGGTCACGATAGACACGAGGATTAACTGATTTTAAAATAGTTTTTAATTCATTTAAATTAATTGACATATGATAAACTCAACTCCATTTCTCGTGTATCAACGTTCGTATAAATTCTTTCGATATTATAATCAATCGAATCTATTTGAATACCTGAATCTTTTTCTGTAATACTCTTATCCCACCTCACTTTAATTCTACGGATAACTTCAGTTTTGTCTTGCTTAGACAAGTATTTTTCTTGAGCAGTTATCCCAATATCTTGATAAAAAATATCACGAACTTTTTTTCGAGTAACTTTTGGCCGATCATCCGCATCAACTTCATCATTAGAAACTGACATAAGATTTGCTTTCCATCTCAGATTATTTGTTTGTTTCTTCATCTAAAAAAGCCTCCTGAACAAAAAATGGAGTAAGAGCATCTAGAGCTTCCCCTAACTCTTTTTCTGACACACGATATTCCCACATTATTCCAGCAACCATAATAATTAAGTACTCTGATTGTTTCCCTGTTGCTTTTGTAACATAATCTTTAGCATTATCAATATAAAAAGAAAGAAGGGAATCGTCCATTCCCTCCTCAAAATGAATATGTGATTTTAGCTTTTTTAATAAATCATCCATTTATTCACCATCCTATTAACTAAACGTTGCAAAATATTCTTCACTCCATGCTGAACCTGTGATATTAGGGTCATCATGTAAAGCCGCAGCTTTTTCTACATCCGTCGTTCCACTTGGTGCCACAACATTATATGATTGAATATAGAATCGAATTTCATCTCCTGCAACGTGTGTTGGAACATCTGCTGCAGTTAAGGTCCATAAATTAGTTTCAGAGTATCCCATGAATGCTGCTTTATGTGGATCAGTTTCATTTGCATCCGCATAATGAATTAGATAACTTTTCGCACCATCTACTGCATCCCAATTCAACTTAACTGAACCATCAGATTCAATGCTTCCAATTACAGATTGTGGATAATTAGGGTGTAGTGATTTCAAAACGGTAAACCGTAGGCTCAAATGGAGAATAAATCAATTGGCCGTCAAGCAAGTTGTAAATTTGGAATCCAACACGGTTAGTTCCTGAATATTTCTCAACGAGTTTCTGCATGGTCATTGCACCAATAACATCCTGAATATGGAATGATGAGAAATCTCCGAAATAAAGTACTGGAACATCGGACGAAGTTGTATTATCAGCAGAGTCTGTGAACTCCATAGGATAACCAACAAGCGTATTTCCAATTCCACCTTCTGCTTGTGTCATTGGACGAAGGAGTGGGAACCCGTCAGTAGTTTTCATTTTCTCAACAAGAGTCAACGCTGCACGGTTGATGATCCAACGTCCTTTTTTCATCACTTCAGTAACTGGAGTATTTTTCATTTCAATTAATGCATCATACATTTTTTGACCAGCATCTGCAGCTTTCAAGTCAACCGCAACACTTGGTGAAAAAGCAACAGATTTTTTGGCCAAAGCCCCAGGGTTTTCATTTCCAGAATCATTACCATTAAACATATAATTTGTTTCTTTGCGAACATAGGCTTTCTTTAGTTCGTCAATTACAATATTTTCAATTGGAGCGCCTGACATTGCAAGAAGTTTCTTAGTAACTGTTGCAAGTGCGTCAAATTCTGCTGGATCAAGTAAGATTTCATCAAATTCAATTTCTGCCTCTGGAATCTCATCAGTTTTTCCACGCTCTTTTTTAGAAACGTTGGCAGTTGCTTTTTTAACAAGTACTGGATATTTTACATCACCTTTAGTACGAACTACTGTTCCGTATTTACGAAGAAGATTTTCTTCTTGAGCATAAGCGATTACTTCACTAGCAATAACTTCGGGAACGGTTACTGAACCATTCCCAGTTTCAATACCCAACGAACGTGCTTCTGATTCAGAAATATTTCCAACAACAAAATTTGCAAATGCAGAGCGAACTTCTTTTTCACGTGTTTTAGTTGATTTTGCATTACGAGTAGACAGCGCACTCCCGATTGCTCCTAAAACTGCTGCACGTTCTTCTGGAGTAGCCGAACGATTTTCGTCAGTAGGTTCTCCTTCGTCTGGTTCACCGTCTCGAGCAGTATCATCATTTGCAGTATCACTAGAATTTGAGTTATCCCCAGCATCTGTGGTGTCATCTTCCAAAGCAGCAAGTTCATCCGCAACATTTTGAAGTTCCTCTGTGATTGTTGCAATTTCATCTTGAATAGCAGTCAAATCTTCTGCACGAGTTTCAGGATTTTCAACAAGTCCTCGAAGTTCTGTAAGTCGTGATTCATTGCGGTTTTGTAATGCGAGTAGTAATTTTTTGTTCATTTATTTTTCCTCCAAGATTGAATCAATTTGTTTGATTAGTTTTGTACGAGCTTCAATGCTCTTTCCAATTTCTTTGCTCCGAACAAGCGAAGCCTCAGTATCATCATAAGCCGGGATAGACACAATCGAAATTTCAAATAGTTCAACTTCTTTAATTGTTCGAAGCGCTGGCTCCACGTTATAGTTCCATTCTTCATCTGTAATAAAGAATCCAAAAGAACATTGATTGATGTCTCCACGTTCCATGCTGATAGTTAGATCACGAGCAACAGAAGTGTCGGGTAACTCGACCTTAAAGTTTAACCCCTTTTCATCTTCCCTAAGTTCTAATGTTTGGCTTTTGGTTCTCCCTAGTACATTGTCCCAATTATGATTGAATAAAGCTCTAATGTCCCCATTATCAGATAATGACCTTGAGAACGCTCCAGGTTCAATGACTTCATCAAACCAACCACCAATACTAGTTTTAGAATTAAAAACAGCCGCATAACCTTCAATTGCAACTGCTTTTTCTTCTCCCTCAGCTCGTGTACTGAGTTGAGAGATATTAAAGATCCTCGTTTCCTTTTTCTTTGCTATTTTCATCACCCCCTTTCAAGGAATCATCTGTAGCTTGTTTCTCACCAATTTTAGACAAGTCATTTGAAATGTAAATAGCTTGAGTTTCTGGTGTATTTTGTTTAGGAAATCCAAGCATATCAGCCACATTATCCGGAGAAGTGATTCCTGTACGGACGATGTTGTATCCAATATTTGTTTTGGTACTATAAGGTACAAAGTCAAGAATATTAATTTTGAACTTAATTTTTATATCCGAATTTTTTCCCAAAAAAAGAATAGTCAAATGCTCTCCAAAGTTTTTCATAATATGCTTGACCGCCTTATTATGTAAATACATCATTCCTTTTTCAAGGTCACTTTTCAATAAAGCAGTGTAAGTCTCAACGTTTACACCTAAGAATTTTCCTAAATCCTTTTTATAGACATTAAGATAGGCAAGAATTTTATCATCTTCAATTGGACTTTTCAATGTCTCAATGGAGTATCCTTTCCCTAAAGGAATCATTTTTATTGTTCTTGAATCATCAATTCCTTCTAATTGATCAAGAATAGCCTTAATAAATTTTGACTGAGCAGCGTTTTGAGGGTTGATATGCGCATCCAGTTTCAGCATGAACGCAAGTAATCCTCCTTTAGAGTATTTATCTGTCAGAACCTTTTCAGCGCTCATAACACCATTTAAGGTATCTTTCCCAATATCTAAAATTCCAACACCCTTCAAGTGATTAGAGCCTATATTTTTAATATGCCTAATCATGTATGGTGGAATCTCTGTACCTCCAATTTTAAAATGTTCAACAAGGCGTTCATCTAGTTCTGTATAAACATTCGAAGCTAAATGAATCTGATCTCCGTCAAGCACAGGATATACTTCTCCATTTAAGAGATAGCTATTAGCCATCAACTTGATAAATTCAAAACCTGTCAAGTAATTGTTAGGGTTTCTCAACGTTGTAAGGGCCTTATGATTTTCAATTTCATTCCCTTTACTGTCTTCTACAATAATATCTGCAAGGGCAATCTGATTGCTGATGTCTTGAAGTAACTCGTAAACATCACTTGAAGATAAAATGTTCTCATCGTTCGAAAAGACACCACCGAATCGAATCGATTGATTATAGGCATCTTGTACCCAACCTCGTTTTTCTGCTCTTTTGTAAAGGTAATTAGAAAGCATGTCTCTAACTCCCATAGCATCACCTCCTTTAGCGATAAATATCGCTGATTAAATCATCAATTCCATCCTCATCAATATCATCTAATAACATCATCGTTTCTTTATGGGCCACTAAAAACGCCACAAATCCATCAATCTTCTTTTTCGACTGACGTTTCGACGGAGCTTTCATCCCATTTATATTGGTTACGACTACTATGTTAAGAGCACAGTATACAAGCAAAGGGTTATCCGTAAATAAACGCTTTTCATAAATGATACGCTCAGCATCGTCAAGTGGAGCATTAAGTACTGTAGGATATTGATTGACCGCGATACACTCTATTCCAAGATTCTCACACTTTTCAATCAATTTTTGTGACATTGCTGGGTCATAATTCAATTGTTGAACATCATATAAATCCATACATTCAATAATATAATCAAGAACCTGGTCTTGATTAATCATCTTCCCATCACAAAAAGTGACGAATCCTTTCTCGGCCAAATCCTGATAAGGAACATTGTCCTCTTTTTCTCTAAACTCGATGTTATCAATAGGGATAAAATACATTTGCTTGACTTTTAATATTGCTTTTCCTTCGTCATTAAATGTCGGAAAGTTAATGCTAACGCAAGTTAAGTCAGTAGTCTTTGATAAATCTAGTCCAAGATAACATGTCTCACCAGTTAAATCTCCGAGATCATCAACTAAAATATGTTCTACTTGTTCTTGTTCAAAGAAATTATCGGCACTATTGACAAATAAATTAAGATGTTTAGATAAAAATTCAGCCTTAGAATGGGCTGACTGTTTGGCTTTTTTAAATTCTGTTTCTAATTGTTCAAGTGTAACTGAGACTCCGATATTGGGATTAACCATCTCCCAAACTTTCCGGTCTTCCCAATCAAAATTTTTGTTAGGTTCCCAGATAGCAACAAATAATGAATCATCATTATCATTGTCTAATACCTGTTTTGCATACTTATAGACCCGCATTCCCACTGAAGATGACCCTTTTCCTGCTGTTGAAACATTAAGCATCATTGGTTGTTCGCGAGAAATCTGAGCTGATTTCAAGTTATCGTACATGTCCATATTTTCTTGGGCATGTAACTCATCATTCAATACAAAGTATGGGTTTTTTCCTTCAAGTCCTTTAGTATTTTTACTTAAAACTTTAAATTTATTTTGGTAAACAATGCCATTGATAGAATAGCGATATAATGCTCCGCTAATAGTCCCATTCACTCCTTTATAAATTTGAGTATCTTTTGATAACTCAGGAGCATTTTCAATGGTTTGAGCAATGGGTTCTGCAGCATTTTGAGCTTGCTCATAATCGGTTGCAGCAGTATAGCAATCTGCACCAAGTTCTCCTTCACCATACATGGCATAAAGTAATGCACCAGCTGCAATTGCCGTTTTCCCATTTTTCTTAGGGACTTGTGTGTAAGATTCTCGAACTAAACGAACATCTTTTCCTTTTTCATTAGTATGATACCAGCCATACATATTTGAAAAAACAAACATTTCCCACAGTTCGAGTTCCATCAATTGACCTGCAAGCGGTCCTTTGACATGCCTAACGAATGATTGAACAAAATCGAGCATTTCATTTGCTCGGTCAACTTCAAACCAAATGTCTTTACGCTTTTTCCACTTGCGATATCGCTTCACTGCTTTGATAATTGACTTGGGATACTTGGACTTATTACGCATTACCATCGTGGCATATAGATCAGCATAATTTATCCCAGGTTCAATGATCACCCAGAATTCCTCCACTTATCACGATGCGCCTGTAATTCATTTATGGATTGAATTTTTGACGTTTTACCATCGTTTTCTTCCACTTTTTGAGCAATTTTTCGTTTATTAGTCAATCCAAGCGCATCAAGCATTTTGTTTTTTTTGTCGTTCCAAGTTTCGACATATTGAGCAAGAGGATGCTTCATCTCATTAATTGCTCCAGCCTTGTTCTTATGCTGTTTTGTAGCAGGAAAACCTTTTGCTTTCCATTCATCAAACATGGATTTATATATCACAAAAGCATCCAAATAGTTGTCAATTAATGGACAAATTGAAGGTGTAAAAAGCTCATCATCTTTTAAGATATTGATGATTCTTTCTTGCTCTTCTTCCCTTGCAATATCTAGGATTTCAAGCTTTTTCTTTTTGGATAATTTTGCCATTTCACACCCCCTTTCTTTTTTTAAAAGTTGTGCAACTTTATTTGTGACTCCATCTACCCTATCCTCCATCGAAAATAAAAAAATTATTTTGGATAGGGGGGCTATAAAAATTATTTTGAAAAATAATTTGCAAAAACTTTTTTTGAATCTTCTTCATTTTCTTCAATAACATGACATTTTGGACAAAGCAAACGAATATTATTTGGATCAAGCTTAAGCAAAGGGTTCTTTCTTATTGGAATAACATGATGTCTATGAGCCTGACGACCGAAGACAAACTTACCACATCTTTGACATTTCCCTTTTTCTCTTTCATATACAAAACTGGACAGTGACTTCCAATCATCAGTACGATAGAACGGTTTGTTCTCATGGTGGTAAATATCTTTCTTTTTGCGTACTCTTCTTGATACAGCATGTTCTACGCAATACTTACCTTTGCTTATCTTATTTTGACATCCGTTGAAATCACAATATTTCATGATAAGAATTCAAGAATATTATCCCGCTTAGTAATTTCTTTAGGTATCTCAATTCCTTTACCTGCAGCATATTCTTTTAACTCAGAAATTGTGAATCCACTGATATCTTCACGACCCTCTTGATTTTCCTCAACTCCTTCATTTTTAGAATCTCCTGTTTCCTCATCAAACTCTTCATTGGGAACTTTTTGACCAAAAGGAACGAATATTGTTTTCTTTAACTTTGAATCCCAGTACTCATCTCCACTGATTGTTGTTCTTATTTTTTTTAACATATTGCTTTCCTCCCTTAGAAATTACAAAAAGCCGCCAAACCTTGACGACCTTTTTTCTTAAATTATTGATGATATTATTATCGCATGCTATTCAAGAGTAAAAGTCGCATGTTTGTTGCACAATTGTTGCACGGTTTTTGACATCATCAAATAGTATAGTGACCTATTCGTATTTTCAAATCATCAATTCTTCTAAACAGAGTGGACCTGTCTGCTTTCATTTCCATTGCTACACCAGACCAAGTCCACTTTTTCTTGTGATACATTACGAGTGCCTTCTTAGCAACCTCATCTTCTGTGGGCCACCATAGATTAAGCGCTGCTCTGTTTGTGATTAATTCATTTAGAACATCATCATCATCAAGAGCTTTATTAATCTTTTCTTTCATTAAAAGAGAATTCTCAGGTTCTGAACCACCAGAATATGCTATTCGTATTCCAAGATTATCTGGCTTACTCTTATATTTGATTTTAAAAGTGATAGTGTTTATACGAGATTGAATCTTTCTGTCTAGGTTTCCTGTAATATAATCTTTTAGTAATACATCTAACTTATCTGCCATTAATCAAATTCTCCTTTTGTGGTATAATTAAGTTAGAAATTCTTTCAACGAAGCCCATTGCAGTGGGCTTTTTTGTTTACTTAATATCAATTCCAAGTTCTTTAGCCAACTCATTAATAAGAACCGTATTATCTTCAATATTTTGCTCCAACAAAGGGATGAGCGTTCCAACATTAATCTTAACGGAACATTTTAAAACTCCTCCCAAGTTTAATTCAAATTTTGTATCCCTAGGTATATGATTCTTTTTAAAATCATCTAAAACAATCTTTTGATTTCTAACATGATGAATCAATTTTTGAAGCCTATCAATTTTAGTTTGTGTTTTAGCGATTTGTTCTGAAAAATCAACAGTAATTTCTTGTGGCATATTTTCCTCCAGTTGAGTTTAACGAGTTCCTAGCTCAGTCTTCTTTCTTTAATTAGTAAATATATAATATAATCGGAAAGTGTCTTTATATCTGTTAACCTCTATCACTAAAGGTTTGACAGGTATTTTTTTATTTTTATTAAAACACTCTATTTATTAAGTTTAATCCACTTGTAAATATACTCATTTTCTTTATGATAGATATAATCAGGCCTATGTTTTTTTAGAGCTTTTCTATAGACTTCTAATCTTCTTCTATCTGCACCTTCAATAACAATACAAGAATTCTTATTTTGAGATACTAAATACCCTTCAAATTCTTTTAATATATTCAAACAAAAATTAAGGACTTCTTTTACATTTGTACTTTTACCAGTTTCATGACCTGATAAGTATTTAGTTTTATGATCATACCAGTTTAAGCACTGTTTCCTATTTTTACCAATTGCAAGTCCAACATTATAAAATGTACCATTTCCATTAATAGCATAAACGGAGAATAACATTACAATTGTTTGTCCGTTTGAAAGTTTTTTTGAAGAATAATATAAACCACTATTTGTTTTTGATAGAGTCATATTCTTATTCCTCAATCCATATGTTTATCAAGCCATTTTTCAGGGAACACGTTCTCATACTCGTCAAGGTCTGAGCGGTTGAAATAAGACTGGTCCACATATAATTCACCGCAACGACTACAATATGTTGGTGCTTCATCTCCAATAAGTGCTGGTGGGTCATAATCATGCCCGAACAGCTTATACAAAAGTTTCATTGGTTGTCCTCTCATTTTCATATTCTAAAAACTTTTTAAAAATTTCATCGACAAGTTCCTTTGGAATATTTGAACGCTCATTATAATCTTTTGAAAAATGGCCCCACGCTATATCTTGCTTGATAATTTCATTTTTCAATCCAAGATAGATATTACTGGCAAACTTTGTAGGTTTTTGCAAAGGGTAATTATAATTGTTATACCTGGTCAAGTTCTTATAAGGAAGTTCAAATCCTATAACAGTTTCAATATATTCCCAAATCTTTCCACTTGCAGGATTCTCGATGATAAAATACTTTGGATTATAATGTTTGATGATCTCAATCGTATTAAACACACAAAGCTCACCATTTACTCTAGTAATGAATTGCTTATGATATTTCAAATTATTATGTGATTCTTCATAATCTTTCTTACTTCTGATAGTAAAAGGACTGGGCTTTTTTTGTGGTTCAAATAAACTATCTGATAAATCTTCTCGTTTCCAACATGCATTACCATTTTTTAATGCACTTGCTACGCTCCAGCTCTCACAAGGTGGACTAGCAATGATTAAATCAGGATGCGGCAACTTATCCAAAGTTTCAAAGAGTTGGTTATTACCAAATAATCGTGAATAGTCAGCAAGATTAAGATTAATAAAGTGACTATTTTTATTTTCAATATCTAATCCTATTGAATAGATTTCTATTTCTTCTATTTCATCGGCTGACCGTTTGTAGCATCCGTTTCCACTATCAAACAGCGCCCAAACAACTTTTTTCATTCAATCCCTCCCCACCAGTCATTGACCAGCGATTTTAGTTTGTCGGTCATATAATAAATTGGCTTTCCAAACCGTATCTATCTTTCATATAGTTAACCGCATAATCTTTAAGTTCTTCTGGGCACATAAAACTGAACGTCCCAGATATTAATGTTCCAAAACCTTTGCGCTCCGTTCGTGATGATCTACAAAAACTTAAAACACATCCAGGTGGATATCCTAAAATTATCCCCAAAGCATAATCTTCTCCACAATCACTAACCATGTTAATGTAATCATGTATTTTTTGTGGAGAATCAACAACTAATGTACCTAAAGCTCCTACATCCAACATTGAATGACCACGTTTTATTTTATTAAGAGATGACTTTAATATGAAAATAGAATCTCTATGTCCTTTATTAAAAGCTTCAATTTCTCTAAAAATCACTGTCATAATCACACCACTTTCACTAAATCAACTCCGAGGGCTTTGCCTGCGAGGTATGCGAATACTATTCGATAATTACCAGCAATAGTTTGAACAATTAACTGTGGTATTTCATCATATGTTACTCTGGAAAACTCTACCAATGTACCACCCATATTTCTGTACATAAGACCCTTACTAGTAAGTTCAAAATCATATTTGTCCAACTCATCCGCAATGCTTTTCGGAATCGTGATAATTTTCCTCATATCACGATATCTGTTTGCATCTTGCTTCATCATTTCTTCGTCAACGATTTCAGAAATTCTTTTATTGTCCATCATCCACTCCAATCGCTGCGAGTGTTGATTTATCAATAGGACACCAGAATTCTAAATCACAATATTCTTCGTTTGCTTCAAGCATTTTACCCACTATGTACCCATCTACATACCAGCCATGAACGTATCCTTCTTCATCCAAATAATCCTTAATTAAACCAAATTCATTAAATGGCTCTTCTTCTAATTGTTGCATTGCTGATAGTTTTGGTTTAGCTTTAAATTTCATTGTTTTCTCCTTTTTCAATCGCTGCGAGTGCTTTACTTGCAATAAGTTGATGATTAAATATTGCGTCTTCAACTGTATGACCACCAGCTACTTCTTTCAGTGCCTTTTTCGCAGTGTTAAGCTGTTCTTGGAGTTTTTCAACCGAAAGTTTGTCAGTGTGAGCTGAAAGTGCCAGCTTTTCAAGCTTGTCAAATTCTTCCATAGGCATTGTGACAGTCAAAGATTCGCTTTTATCAAAATTACCAGTTAAAATATCTTCTGATTCACTATACACACGTTCTTTTTCTATCGACTCTTTATATCTTCTAGCTTCTTCTTTGTATATTTCATGCAAACTTTTTCCTGAAATTTCAGTCATTTAACCACCTCAATTCCGAGAATCACATTACCGTCAGGCAATTGGTCTGATTCAAAAGCGTTTTTCAAAACTTTGATAAAATCATCGTAACCATTACTTCTTCCTTCTGATTTAATAATTGGAAGTAGTTTATTTTCAAATGCTACTTTGCCTCCCTCATTTACTTCCGATGCTGATAAAACGCAAGTGATTTTTGTTTTTAATCTGTCAGCATTATCTTTGTCAGTAATTTCAAGGCAACCCCAAGGCCCATCTCCGTCAAGAAGTACCTTATCTTCGGATTCATGATAATAATTTCCATAAGCGAAACAAATCAGTTCTAAATCATCTCCAACTTTGAAGTCAGAGTCACTTTTGATAATCAAAATACTTTTATTTCTCTTTTTAGTGCTGCTAAAAGTTGTCGTATTTACTTTATATTCTTTCATTCTCACACCTCCCCAGTGCTACCAAATCCGCCATTACGCTTTCCATTTGCGTTGTCATCGTTTGTTGTAAGGTATTTGACAAATACCCCTTGCATTATTCTTTGACCTTTAGAAATGGTTACAGGCTCTTTTGAGATATTCATAAATAAGCCTTTAAATTCTTGCGGATAGTAATCTGAATCGATAATTCCTACTGAATTAATCAATGCAATGCCACGCTTAACTGGATTACTTGAACGGTCGTATAATTTCAATACTTCATCATCTCCAAGTTGAACAGCTAGCCTAGTGCTTACCATTTTAATTTCATCAGGTTGAATCGTAACTGTTTCACTTGCGGAAATGTCATATCCTGCGCTATGTTCTGTCGCTCGTTCTGGAATAGTCGCATTTCCGTCTAGTTTTTTAAATCCTCTTGTCATTTTATTCTCTCCATTTTAAATACTGGCTTAGTTTCATATTTTTTGTAAATATTTTTACGTCTAATTTCATATTCTTTTTCCAAAGCTTTAAGCTCATCTTCTAAAAGATTATGCTCTTTGTGAATCATCCATTTATCACAGAACGGACACCTCGTATCATCAATCCAAGCTGTTGGTTGCCTGCTACTATTACCACAATATGGACAGGTTATATCTTTGTAGCAAGGGTCGATCATTCTACGTCCTCCACAGGCACATCAGTTCTCAAGTATCCTACTTCATCACACCATTTTAAGAATTGAACTCTTAGCTCATCCGGAATAAAAGCAAGGGTCACAATTTTACCACTAGCATCCCAAGAATAAATAGCACGACCGTTTCTTTCAGTATCTTTTTGCATGTTTTGAACAGCTGCTCGGAGAACATCTTCTGTTATTACTTTCCGTTTAAGGCTCATCATCCCGTCTTTATTTATTGTTGTTAAATAAATATCATTTGAAATAGCTGCATTTGCTATAACCATATTTTTATAAACTTCGCTCATTTTTCTACCTCCACAGGCACAGCAAACTGCCAGTAACGCTCATCAATTGACTTGATTTCTTGTTCTGTTAATTTTAATGCATAATCTTTTCCTTTTGTAAATTCTGAGATTATTCCACTTTCCGCTTTTGATACGAAGATTGAATCGCTGGTTGAATCGCTTAATCCAAAAACTTTTGGTAAATCAATATAGAACAGCTGCGGTTTTTCGACTTCATATTTACCAGTGATGAATGCTAGTGAGAAAGTATCTGGATGTTTATCTCGCCACATAAGAGCTTTAATCATTTTATTTGACTTAATATCATCAATACCAAATTCAAAAAGTCTTTGAATATTTTCTAAACGATATTCATTAAATAATTCCGCCACACACTCAGGCACGACTGGCAGGGATTGCTGTTGGAGTTTAGGTTCAACTGCCATACCGTTTGAATCGAATGTAGTACGCTCATCTCGCATGAACGAGTTCTCGTTTTCGAGTTTTAGAATATGTTCATCTTTCTGTTTCAACTCATATTCAAGATAATCTGCATACTGACGCATTTTGCGGTACTGGCTGAAAACTTCTTGCATATTATTATTTAATTCAGTGAGTGGACCATTAGCCGGTCTTTTCACTTCTTCTTCAAACTTAGTCATTTTTCGTGTCCTCTCTTAATAATTCAGGGTTCTCATAGATATTTCCGATGACTTCATAATTCAATTTATTTGTACTCGCCCAGTATTCTTGCCGATATAACCTATTTCCTTCAAAAATAATTGAATATCCATATTTTGGAGAATATTCAAGATAACCGATTTTGTCATCAGGAGCTAAGAATATAGCATGCAGTTGTAAAATGTCACCTTCATAAATTTCAGTGCCATTTTTATCTTTTAATCCTGTTGACTGCATAAATTCAACGTCTTCATCAGCGCCAGTACAGAAATGGTCAAAACGATATTCAATCATATCGTCATAATACATAACTACTCCGTAACTCATATGCTCATCTTGTTTATCCCAAGCTCTTAATTTTGGTATCATCTAGTTGCTCCTATAACCCTAACTCTTCTTTTTGCATATTTTCAATCATCATTTTCATCTTCAGCTTACGTTTATATCTGCGTTCTGCCTGTTCCTCTTTGGTCATAGATTTATAGTTTTCTAATTGTTCTTTTTCGTTTCGTTCTCGCTGTTCGTCAACAACTTCTCTTTTACCAACCTCAATCAAACAGTATTTTTTTTCAAAGTTTACTGAGTGGTCTTTAGCAACATAACCATATATCTTACTAGTGTTTTCTTTTGTATATTCGCTTATTTCTCTAACTGTGCCAGTATAAGAAAAGTTACCATCAATATATAAATCGAATACTCTTGCTTTTCTAACACCATTCAACTCAGATGAACTCTTAAAATAATGTTCTGGGAATCTCTCTTGCGAAAGTTTTGAATCAAATAACGCATACTTATATCCAGAATTTATGAATCTTTCTTGTCTTCCTTTGAACACCCAAGTTCCAACAGTTGCTGTTGTTACATTTAATTGTTCAGCAATTTCTCTAGGAGTTCCAATTGCTATTTCTTTGCCTTCATTGAAAGCTCTATAAACTTTAACGGACTTTCCCATTTCCCTTTCCTCCTAATTTTTCAATTCTTTTATGAAATTCTGCATGCATTTCTTGGTTGAATTTGTTGTTTGCATTAATTTCAAATTCTTTTCGTTCTTGTTCAGATGGTACTGTCTCGCTAGCAAGTTTACTGATTCTTCTTGCTTCGTTTCGTTTATCGTAGTATCCCATGTTTGAACCTCGTAATTTATATTTTTTGATATATATTTCAAACTAAACCGCAATGCGGTGAGCAGTTGAAAGCTTGCTCGGGCTGACTAAATACGAACCATCGCCCAAGATGGTCTTACTTAAAGTTGAACTATTTGCTTCAGTTCAATCTATCCGCTTAGGATTAATGAGAACTGCGGAATTGCTCCTATTGGTAAATATATAGTATAATCGGAATCAACTTGTTTTCTTGTTATCCCTTGATAATACTGTTTGAAGCGATATTAATTTATTTTTATTAAACTGCCTATATTTAGAGTCAGTCAAACTCCAATTTAGCTTCGCATTCATCACAAGCTGGATAAGTTTCATCAGGAATTATTTCAGATTCCTTGATATACTTTCCACATAGATAACATGAAACACAGAATTCATTTTCAATCAATTGGACTGACATAAGCAATTCCTTTCAAGCTTTTCCAACTTGCCATTGAACCAAGAATAGAAATAATTTCATCATTTGTTTTCAGCATTAGTTTTTCCTTTTTAATTCTTCCAAGTGGATAATGGGCCAATTCCCAATCTTTAATTATTTCTGAGATAGTCATCTTTGAATTCCTTTACTAGATATATTCATGATTTGGGCTTTTTTCATTCTGTTTCTCAAACGAATTGGTAGCCGGTCTAGTCGAGAATCACTTTCAGGGATTGAAAGTATTACAAGACTACATGTATCTTTTGTACTCAATAGAAGAGCATTCACATCATCAATATCTTTTTCCGCATAATCAGCAAGTGAGTTGAGAATAAGAATATCAGCAGTTTCAATATCAAATTTTAGCTTTAAGAATTTTTGCTTTTCTTCATCGCTCATGAATCTATTTCTACGTTGCTCTGTGTATTTATCAGGCCGTATTGTTTTTACTTTTACAGTTTGGCCTAAATTATCAATGATCCATTTGATAAAATTATCTGTGTTAATCACACTTAGTTCATCGCTGTAATTATATTTAACGATGACATCTTTTCTAAGGTCCACCCCTTTTTGTAATCTTAACTTTTCAAAATAATCAACTTCCTGTGGTTTAGTCACATCCGTTCCATATTCTGGTGATGCTCCATACTCAACAAGCCTTCTATCTTTGTGTTCATTTTGACATTGAGGGCAAAAGTGAGGTTGATAATTTCTTTTTTCTCCACCTTTAAAATTCCCCTCAATTGATAAAACTTCTTTTTGAACTTGCCATAAATTACAATGATGAACCCCACATACACCAACACCTTCTTTTATGATTTCAACTTCATAATTAGCAAAATGGTCTATCACTTCTTTTTCTTCATCAATCAAATATATCCACCTGCTTTTCTATTTTGTGGTTCAGAGGTTGGTAATGTTTGAAAATCATCAAAAGTCTCTTTATCTCCACTGATGAACTTAACAGCATTAACAGAGAATTTACCCGTTGGATCATCAATTTTTTCTCGTTTATACCACACAGAATAGTTTTTAGCCCCGGTTACCGCCTGTTCCTTCTGGAATGTTGGTAGTTTAATAAATTCAATTTTCACAGCTTCACGCAACTTGTTATTTTTAATAGCTAAGTTAGTAAAAGTATTAAAATAATCAGAAAGTAGAGAATCAGTGTTACTTTCTACATCTTCTTCTATACCTTTACCTTTATCTATACCTTCTTCTTTCTCTTTATCTGTGGCTGCGCCTTGTGTGTCTTTTGGTATACCGCTTGTCGTACCAAAAGTTTTGTTCTTGAATTGATAACCTTTCGCTTCTAATTCTTTTCTAGCTTCTTTAAAAGTTGTTTGACTATAACGATCTACTCTGAGATTATTATTTTTTAACCAATGAATAATAAAGACAAGTTTTCCATCGGTAGTAAAATCTATAAAGCTCTTATCTAACAGAATTTTTAAATCATCTCTAGTCCCAAATCCAAGATATCTTAATTCACGTTCAACACTTGCGACAATTCCATCATCATCTGCAATCATTCCAAAGTGAAAATATAGTAGCTGGCTTGACTGTGGTAAATCTAAAAATTCATCACTTCTAACCACTTCTTGATTAAACATTCTTTTTTTAGCCACTTTTGTTCCTTACTAAATATTTTTTATTTTGCTGAACTGGTCACTCAGTTCATTTGAACTTAATTTCGTATAAATTGTGGTAGTTGCTATTTGCTCGTGACCAAGTAACTGCTGCAAAACAGTAGCATCTCCACCGTTCATCAAGAACGACTTAGCAAAGTAATGTCTGATTGAGTGAGGATATACTTTTTCTTTATTCACTTTTGCAATACCAGCAATTTTTTTCAAATTTACTCGATAAGTTCGTTGATTCTTATAAAAAATTGTTCCTTCAATACTTGCTTTTTTAACATAAGCTTTCAATTGTTTTTTTAGAAATTGAGGAATTGTGATAATTCTTTGCTTTCCTTTGTTTTCTATTATTGTTATTTTTTTATTGAGGTCTTCCACTTTAAAAGAACAAACCTCAGAAATTCGCATTCCTGTATTACCTATTACTAAGATAAAAAGTCGCATTTCTTCAGTGGTACTATTTTTTAGCAATCTTTTATAATCAGCTTCAGTTATTGATTCCCTATGTTCCTTAGTTTGGCTCTTCAACAGCTTAACTGATAATCTGTCAGAAATATATCCTTCTGTTTCTAACCACTTTAGATAAACATTGACAATAATAAGTTTCTGATTGATTGTTTTCAATTTATAATTTTTCCAAGATTTATATTGAAAATCTTTCAAGTATTGCTTAAATTCAATCAAAGTTTCTTTATCTAATGAAAAATCATTTGAAACAATATAATCATCTAGCTGCCTAAGTGTGGTTAGGTAGTTTTTTATAGTATTTTTTCCTAACTCATTATCTTTAAGAAAATACTCATATTCCTTGAGTTGTAGCATCCATAAACCACCTATCTCTCTAATGTCCAAACAGCACTCAGGAATGAATAGCCAGACTCACTGATTCCACCCTCTAATTTCGTTTGGAAATCATACCCTTGTTTTTTTAGCTCACTAATTCTTGCTGGAGCTTCCCAAATTCCAAGAAAGGTTAATGCTTCCCATCTTGTCAATGAAGCATGAGTATCAAACCAGTGAAGTATTCTCTCATGTTGTGTTAGCTTTTGATTTGGTACAATATTATTAGCCATATTTCCTCCAATCTGTTACAATTGAGGTAGAATTTTGAGAAAATTTTCTACCGAGTCCGCATGCCAGTGCGGGCTTTTTTATTTTGTCAGTTCAATCGCTGCTTTATAAGCATTTGACCATTCATAAAGCTGAGGCAATAAAGAGTCTTTGATAAATTGAACAGAAAAATCTTTTAACAGTTGTTTTTTGTACCACTCAACACTATGCTGCTGAATAGTTTCTCTGTAATGCGTAACTACTTGTTCCATCAGTAAACCTCCAGTAATACTCCACCGCTTCTAAGTGGTGTAAAGTTCATTGTCTTACCTTGATAAAGCACTGTGTCGCTTGTTCGTGTGATAATCCATTTTGCACCATCGATTAGAGCAGTTTGAAGCGCAGCATCTGCTTCTCTTGATGTTAAAATTGTGTTTTTCATCTCTTTCTCCTTTTTTCCAATAATTGCCAATTATCCGCAATCCATTTAATGATTGGGTCTCGTGGAAAAGCTTCTTCAACATCTCCGTTTTTCACAACTGGGAAATTATGTTCATAGCGGTAATACTTATCAAATGTAGGACCACTTACACCAATAAATTCAGCTGCTAGTTCTCGAGTCATAATCAGCGGATAATCAGAATCATTTTTTAGATTTTTTCTTAACATGATTTCCTTTCTAAACTAGTTTTAAACGGTAATAAAAGGCAATATCTGACAATACTTCAAAAGCGGTTCCCCCACTTTCTTTTCCGCTAAGGATATTCGACATTCGACTGTCTGGGATCTTATTGCCTTTTTTAGAGGCAATCTCTGATAACCAAGAGTTCGTGTAGCCTTTCCTATCTTTAAGCTCATTAACAGCATTTCGCAACTGTTCCAATTTTTCTTGTGCCATGGCGCTCCTTTCTTGACTTTTATAAAAAAATTAAAGAAAGTTTATAAAATATATATGTTTCTGCTTGACATTTGAGTATCAATAAACTACAATAAAAGCATAGTTAAAGAGCCTATAAAACACTTTATAAAACTTGCTTGGCGGCGTTGTTCATTAGTATTTATTTAGGTTTTCTTTAAACTTTTTATAAACATTCTTTACAAAAACTATTATAGACTATTGATACGATATTGTCAATACAAAAGTATCTTTTTTCTACAAATATTTTTTGTATCATCTGTGAAAGGCTGATATAAATGGATTTATATGAAAAAATAAAAGAACTTGCTTCTCAAAAAAATGTATCAATTAGGCAAGTTGAAGAAAAATTAGGATTTGCTAATGGAACAATTAGACAATGGGGAAAGAAAAACCCTGGTATAAATAAAGTTAAAGACGTTGCGAAATATTTCAACGTTTCAGTTGATTTTCTACTTGGTTTGGATGATAATCAAAGAAAGAAAGAACCTGTTGACTTGGCGGATTTTGTTGATGATAATAAAGTAAACTGGGACGAATGGGTTTCGTTTGATGGAAAACCATTGTCTGATGAAGTAAAAAATGCAATGAAGTTAATTCTCGGAAAACGTTTAGAAGACTAGTAAGGAGGCTCTATGCTTAAACAGGAAATTATAGAGCAGACTATTATAGAAATAGAAAATCATGGAATTGATGTTATAGGGGACAATTCTTTCCCAATTGATGCTATTACCAATAATAGAAAAAAGATAACAATTTATAATCCGCAAATCGCAACACCTTTTAAACTCACACATGAACTTATTCATATTATAAATTGTGATATACATCGTTTCGATGACTATGATTCTACATCTCCGCAAGAAAAACGAGCAAATACTGAAGCTATTTTAAAACTTTGGAATTTCTTTGAACAACAAGGAGGAACTACTGAGGAATTATACCAATTCATTGAAGTTACTGGTTGCCCAGAAAAGCTAACTAAAATTATCGTTTTAAAATCAAAAATTAAATCATGGGATAAAGAAGAGGTTCAATATCAAGTAACTCATTATTTAGATAGCACCGATGATGAACCAGAAAGTTGGAACGTTTATAGTATAATGGATGCATGTCATATCGACCACAAATGGGAATCATTAGTTATGAGTATACTTTTGGATTTAAACTCAAAATTTAATTCCCAAAGAGTAATTTAAAGAGGTATTTTATGAAAATTGGAATGAGAAAGCCTAGTCTTACAAAAAGTCTTAAAGCTAGGACAACTGCAAAATATAAGCGGAAAGTAAAAAAATCCCTTATTCCTGGTTATGGAAAAAAGGGTATGGGTTGGATTAAAAACCCGAAAAAGGCAGCATATAATAAAGTTTATAAGAAAACAACCTTCTCAATTTGGGATTTGTTTAAATAAAAACTACGAGCAATATTTTGAACCTCGATAAAAGCTAGGTAGGAGATCATTTATGAGTGGATTAAAATACATCGCTAAAGGTGCTAACGGTCAAGTAGAAGCATATGACGATAAGGTTGTGATTACTCGAAAAGGTTTTTTTGGTATAGTCTCCCAAGGAATTAAAGGAGATAGAACTATATATTATTCCGACATAAAAGGGATTGAATATAAAAAACCTACGTTTATGGCAAATGGATACATTCAATTCATTACAAGCGCTGAATTGGCTAATACTTCAAGCGTAAACATTATTGGAGGAACGACAAGTACGGCGTTAAAAGATCCTAATACTATTGTGCTAAGAGCTTTTAAAAAGGAAAATATTGTACAATATGAATCATTGCATAACTTTGTTATGAAAAAATTTGAAGAAAGTAAAAATAGCACTTCCTCAAACTTAAACAATAGTATTGCTGACGAGCTTAACAAGTTTAAAAAACTTCTTGATTCAGGAATAATTTCCCAAGAAGATTTTGATAATCAGAAATCAAAATTATTAAAATAACAAAAAAAGCCGCCCAAGTTTGGCGACGAGGGGTGACTTAAACAAAAAAACAGTACAAAAGCTTTTAATCAAGCTGTTTTACTGTACTCATTTTATCATAGAAATGGAGTAAAAATCAAATCATGGCAAATTTTAGAAAACGTGGGAAGACATGGCAATTTAGACTTTCATATAAAGATAATAATGGAGAATATAAAAAATTTGAAAAGGGCGGCTATAAAACAAAAAAAGAAGCCGAAGCTGCCGCTGATGAAGCAAAGAAACGATTAAATAACCATTCAGAATTTGACAATGATATTTCTCTTTATGATTTTTTTGAGAAATGGGCCAAAGTATATAAAAAGCCGCATGTCACAGAAGCCACTTGGAGGACATATAAGCGTACTTTGAATCTTATTGATAAATATATCAAAGATAAACCAATTGCTGAAATAACGCCCACTTTTTACCAAGCTGTGCTAAACAAAATGAGTTTACTCTATCGGCAAGAATCATTGGATAAATTTTACTTTCAAATAAAGTCTGCTATGAAGATTGCGGTTCATGAAAAAGTTATTAGTGAAAATTTTGCTGATTTTACCAAAGCAAAATCAAAACTTGCAGCTCGTCCAGTTGAGGAAAAGTATTTACACGCTGATGAATATCTCAAGTTATTAGCCATTGCAGAAGAAAAAATGGAATATACTAGCTACTTTGCTTGCTACTTAACTGCAGTAACTGGCATGAGATTTGCAGAACTTTTAGGACTTACTTGGGATCATGTAGATTTTAGTAAAAAAGAAATTTCTATCCAAAGAACTTGGGACTACAGTATAACGAATGATTTTGCAGATACAAAAAACGAAAGTTCAAAGCGCAGGATTCCTATCTCTTCTAAAACAATAAAACTGCTGAAAAAATATAAAAAAGAATATTGGCATGAAAACAAATATGATCGTGTAATTTATAACTTAAGTAATAATGGTCTAAATAAGACAATCAAAGTAATAGCTGGTAGAAAAGTTCACCCTCATTCTTTAAGACATTCTTTTGCATCATATCTGATTTACAAAGGAATAGACTTACTAACCGTATCAAAATTATTGGGACATGAGAATTTAAATGTTACTTTGAAAGTTTATGCTCACCAGTTAAAAGAGATGGAGCAAGAGAACAACGATGTTATCAGAAAAATTTTTAATAAACTTTGACCCCATTGACCCTAATTTGTCCCAAATTATTTTTAAGTATATTTACTTTGATTAAATTATAAAAAATAGAACCGCACTGTTGAGCGATTCTATTTTAATATACTTAAATGTAATTAAATATTTAAGGCGACGGTCGGATTTGAACCGACGATTAAGCTTTTGCAGAGCCATGTGTTACCACTTCACTACGCCGCCACAACATTAACTATTATAGCGGAAAAATAAATTTATGGCAAGCATGAACTACAACGCCCCTTTTCAATCATTTAAAACAACACTTCTTGTAATACATTCCAAAAGTTTTATTAATTCTTTAGTGCGACGAGTTGATATTCCTCAGTATTGATGAGAATCTAATTTTCAATTTCAAAATTTGTTTCTTCGTCTATAAATACTAAATCGCGATAAACGTTGTCCCTGCTGACAACATAAAACCTTTTTCCATCTTTTTGAATTAAAAAATCGCCAACTAAAGCCAAATCACCTGATATTGACTCAAAATTTAAGACATTTTTATTCCATTCATTCCAAGACAGTCGTGCCTGTTCAAAGGCATGTCTAACCCATATTTCACGAATTGGTTGATGCGAAATTTTCCAGACTTCTACAAGCTGTCCCCTATATTTTGCTTGCAT